CTTTGATGATTTTTTATGCCTTGGACTTATCAGAGTGCAGGGGCAAGTTTGGACAAACTACAAATGAAGTATTTTTGTGGTGTGATGGTGTAAATGAACTAGGGCAAGATATTACTTGGAGTGGTGCTTTACCTGGATTATCCGCTGCAGGATATAATACTAATGCAGCTAGAATATACACAAGATTTCCTGCACAAGCGCAGGGATTTGATAGACAGGGCGATGGTACAATTCCTCGCCCAAAAATAGCTGTAGCCAATAAAGATGGTATTATTAGTTCCCTAACCAGAGAGTACAATGATCTAGTAGGTGCTAAACTAGTACGAGTAAGAACATTTTTAAAATATCTTGATGGTGTAAACTTCTCTAGAGGTAACTTATTATTAAATAGTAATAATATAAACACTACCAGTTATACTGTAAATCAATGTACAAAAGACACTAATAATTTAGTTACCTTAACTGATACTACTGATCCATATATAGGACAATTAACTACAGGCTTCTATACTATTAAAAATAAAGTATTCTCCTTCGGGGTTACTGCTTCAACAACTACAGCTGTAGGTAAATATTTAAGATTATATATCTACTCTTCTAGTATAGATGAAGTATACTCAACTCTTGTTGGCCCACTCACTACAACACCAACAGAGTATACCTGCTCTTATAAGTTTACAACTTCTAATAACCAAGGTGTACAATTCCGAGTAGATATGGAGCCGGGACCTACTGGAGGAGCCTGGGCCGTTGGTAATACTGTAACCTTATCGAAATGGCACTCTAATGAGGGTGATGTTTTAACTGAGTATATAGAAACTACTTCGACAAAAAATCCAAATGAGGATTCACAACAATATTTAGATAGAGAACTATGGATTGTAGATAGAAAGTCTACTGAAAATAGTGCCTATATAGAATTTGAATTAACAGCACCTTATGACTTAGTCGGTGTTAAGCTTCCACGTCGTCAATGTATACAAAATGTATGCACATGGAAGTACCGCGGTACAGAGTGTGGTTATACAGGTACTAACTACTTTGATAAAAATGACCAATCAGTAAGTTTAGTATCCCAAGATGTATGTGGAAAACGCTTAAGCTCTTGTAAGGCTAGATTTGGTACTGGGTCTGCTGTTTTGCCATATGGAGGATTCCCCGCAGTGGGATTAGGATAAAATGTTAGATAGTTTATTAGATGAAGTATACTTGCACGCTGAAAAAACAAACCCGCACGAATGCTGCGGGTTAGCTGTAGTAATTAAAGGTAAATTAAAGTATATTCCTTGTACTAATTTACTAAGCGGCGATGCTTTCTGCATACCTGCAGAGGAATACGCTAAAGCAGAAGACCTAGGCGAAATAGTGGGTGTATGTCATAGCCATGTCAACATACTACCAGAACCGTCACAAGCAGACTTAATTGCTTGTGAAAAGTCTAACTTACCATGGTTAATAGTATCTTATCCTAGTAAATCGTATAAAATAATCGAACCACAAGGATTTAAACCACCACTAATTGGTAGACCGTTTTATCATGGTATATTAGATTGTTATACCTTGGTACGAGATTACTATAAAGAAACCTTAAATATACAGCTAAACGATTTTCATAGGGATGATCAGTGGTGGGATAAAGGGCAAGACTTATACATAGATAACTTTGAAGCTGAAGGTTTTGTAATTATACCAGATATTAAAGACTTAAAAGTACATGACAGTATGTTGATGACTATTGGTAGTAACATAGTTAATCATGCAGCAGTATATATTGGAGATAATATGATCTTGCAGCACTGTACTAATAGGTTATCTAGTAGAGATATTTATGGCGGATTTTGGCGTAAATGTACCCGCCATATAGTAAGACATAAGAGCTTATTATGATTACAGTAAGATTATACGGCCATCTAGCTAAAAAATTTGGTAGAGTACACTATTTATGTATAAAAAGTCCTGCAGAGGCAATAAGAGCTTTGGAGGCTAACTACGCAGGTTTTAAGCAAGCTATTCTAGATAAGGGTATACTTGGTTATAAAATAATTGTAGATAACCAAGATAGGTCTAGTAAAGAAGAACTATATAATCCAATAGATAGTGAATTAAAAATAGTTCCTATAGTGCAAGGTTCAGGTGGTAATACTAATTGGGTTCAAGTTATAATTGGTATAATTTTAATTGTTGTTGGATTTTTTACTTATGGAGCTACTTGGCAATTTGTACCATATTTACTAGCTGGATCTCTGAATATATACATGGGGGTTACTGCTGTACTTTATAAGCCGCCAGCACAACAAGGTAGAGCTGAAGTTGATGAGAATAGGGGTTTTGCATTTGATGGCCCACAGGCACTTACAAGAGCTGGAAATCCCATACCTTTAACATATGGTAGAGTTTTAGTAGGTAGTTTAACCGTACATGCCGGCATAACTACTATGAAAGGTTAATATGGTAACAGTAAAACTATATGGACACTTAGGGAAGTTATTTGGTAAGTCGCATGTACTTGCTGTAGCTACCCCTATAGAAGCTTTGAGAGCGCTACAAGCAAACTTTCCATCCTTTAGGGCTAATTTACATAAAAATAATACTATCGGTTATAAATTAATAATTGATAAAAAAGATAAGTCTAACCCAGACTTCTTAAACTATCCAATTACTAATGAGATAAAAATAATACCTGTTATATCTGGTGCTGGAGGTGGTAATAACCAAGGCTGGATAATGATTGTTTTAGCAATTATAATAGCAGTAGTAGCTTGGTATAACCCAGGAAGTTATTTAACGTTAGCGCAGCAAACTAACTTATATCTAGTATCTGCTTCCTTAGCACTAAACGGTATTTCCGCTTTATTGTATAAACCGCCCGATATGAATAATATGCAAACTGCTAATCAAGTAGAGGAGAATAAAGGGTACCACTTTGATGGGCCTAGTAACTTATCAAGGGCCGGATCTCCAGTACCTTTAGCATACGGTAGAATAATGACTGGTAGCTTATTAATACACGCAGGAATCTCTACCTCAAAAGGATAAACTTTTATGACACAAATTATTTCTGGTGCTGGTGGGGGGTGTTTTAGAAAAGGCACTTTAGTACAGCAAGAAAATGGTATAACTATACCTATAGAACAAATTACTGTAGGAGATAAAGTACTTGCCTTTGATGATTTAGGTAATATTTTTAATGCTACAGTTGTAAAAACTCACTATCATGAAACGCCGCAACCAATTTTACACGTTAAGTTTTGGCGCGGAGAATTATTTGCTACACCTAATCACTGGGTTTTAAATCAATTTAATAGTTTTGTTGAATTAGGTACTTTAACTGAGGATGATGCCTTACAAGACGGTATGGGCCATTTAAGACCTATACTTAGTTCAGAAGTTATTGCACATGAACCAGTATATAACTTAACTGTTGAACCTTACCATACATTTATTGCTAATGAAATATGTGTACACAATGGTGGTCACCGTGAAACTTATCCTGTAATCCGCGGTGCTGGCGGAGGTGGTAAGGGTGGTGGAGGCGGTAGACCTGCTAAAGAAGCACCCAACACATTGAGATCTGTGCAGTATGCAGAGGTTATTGATGTAGTAAGTGAAGGAGAGATTCTAGGGTTTGGTGATCCTCAAAAATCTGCAGGTAATATTATAACTAATTCCGCAGAGTATGGTCGTGCTGTGTATTTTGATGGTGTACCACTGTTAAGTAGTGATAATACTGAAAACTATACTAATGTTAAAATAGACTTTAGAACCGGTACACAAAATCAAGCACCGGTGCCTTCTGCACTAAACGGTGTATCCACTACTAAACGTCCAGGGTTTGCCAGTAGTGAGATAAAGTATGGTGATATTTATGCAAAATTAGTAACCATAACAGATACAGAAGTAAAAAAAGTAGATGTTACCATATCAGTACCCTCTTTAACACATCAAGATAACACCACTGGTGACTTAAACGGTAGTTCGGTATCCTTTACTATTAAATACCAAGTAAATGGGAGTGCTTTTTGGTATACTGCGCATGATACATCAATTGCCGGTAAGTGTACATCCTTATACGAACAGTCTTACAGCTTAGACTTTAGCAACTTATTAAACTCACAGTATCCTGTACAAATAAAAGTAACCAGAACTAAAGCTGATGCTACTTCGGTTGCTGTACAAGATAAGATGTACTGGCAGAGCTATACAGAACATATACCTACTAGGTTAAGCTACCCAAATACTGCTTTAGTAAATATAAAAATTGATGCAGAACAGTTTTCACAAATACCTACCCGTGGATTTTTACTAGACGGTATAAAAGTATTGGTACCTAGCAACTATAATCCTCTTACAAGAGAGTATGCTAATAACGGTATTTGGGACGGTAACTTTAAACTAGAGTGGACTAATAATCCTGCATGGGTATACTATGACTTAGTAACTAATGAACGTTATGGTCTTGGTGGTTATATGACCCAGGATAACGTGGATAAGTGGTCATTATATACTATTGCAAAGTACTGTGATGAATTAGTACCAACTGGGTTTAAAAAGGATGGTATATCAACCTATGAGCCAAGGTTTACATGTAATGCATTTATATATTCTCAAGAAGATGCTTACTCGCTATTAACTAGTATAGCCTCAGTATTTAGAGCAATTCAATACTGGGCTCTTGGCCAGTTTAGTTTATCAATTGATAAACCAAAAGACGCAATGATGCAGTTTACACCTGCAAACGTAATAGATGGTCAATTCTCTTACAGCGGCACCTCTTTAAAAACTAGACATACTGTAGCTGCAATAACATGGAATGATCCGGCCGATATGTATACTCAGAAAATAGAGTATGTAGAGGATATTGACGCCATATCTAAATGGGGTATTATTCAAACAGATGTAATTGCATTTGGTTGCACCTCTCAAGGACAAGCTCATAGACTTGGAAAATGGGTACTGTACTCTGAACAGATGGAAACCGAAACTGTTAGTTTTAAAACTGGTATTGAAAACTGTATATTACTACCCGGTGATATTATCCAAACAAGTGATCCATTTAGAAGTGGTAATAGATATGGTGGTAGAATTGTATCCCATCAACCTACTTCATTCATTACTCTTGATTCTGAGGTGCCTACAGGTAACTACTCCCTATCTATTTATACTCCTGAGAAGGACACTCAAGGAAACTTGCGGGGTAAACTTACCACTATAAGTGGTAGTATTACAAATAACTTATTTACCTCCAATAGTCCGATAACAGCTACTATTACCCCCGAGTCTGTATGGGTTGCAGTAATAACTGGGACCATAGAACCAGAGTACTGGAGGGTAGTTGGTATAAAAGAAGAAGAAGATCATGTTAGTGCTACTATTACAGCTTTAGAGTATAGGTTAGATAAGTTTGCAGCAGTTGAGCAGGATTTAGTTTTACAAGAAAGACCTACATCACTTATAAATTACGATAAACCAGCAACTCCTTATATAGATCAAACTACTATATTTGAGGGCCCTATTGTGCTAAATGGTATAGAGTATGCTACTTATACTAATGCCCAATCATGGTGTCAAGAGTATTTATACTATGCAGGTCCGAGTACTTTATCTAATGCAGTAACCTTATCCTGGACAGGAACTACCAGTAAATATAAAGTTAAATGGAGACAGACCGGTACTTTAGCATGGACTGAGCAACAGGTAGACTACCCGTTTATTGATATTAGACCAATACAAACAGGTAGTTATGATGTAGAAATATACGCTATAAATACACTTAATAGGTTGTCGGACGCTTTAGCTATAAATATGACAATATTAGGCAAAGCAGCTCTACCAAATGATATTGCTGGATTAAGTGTTTCAAAACAAGAAGGCAGCATTTCCATATCTTGGTTTGGGCCAGATAATGCTATTTATAGTAAGCCTGACTTAGACTTGGCTGGTTATGAGATAAGAGAACTATACTCAGTAGGCACTTTAGATCCATATACTAAACTGGTGAATAACCAAATAGTGTGGAAAAATAAAACAGAACTAGGTAATTACTTCAATACTGTATTTACCGATGCTCAGTACTACCAAAAGCTAAACGATAAATGGGATGCATTATCTAATGCCAAAGCAGAGGATGGGTTAATAACTAATACATCTTATGTAGATTTATCAGCTGTAGCTGGCTATAACTGTTTCTTGGTAAAGGCAGTGGATACCTCTGGAAATTATTCAAAAGTACCTTCATTAATCGGTATACCAATAAACGGCCCGGGACAAGTTACCACAGGTGGTATTCAGTCCAGAATAGATGGCGAAGATTTAGTTATATCTTGGCCTAGACCAGATGCTGATGTACGTATAGATCACTACTTAGTTACAATAGATAATCAGAACTACACAGTTTATACTGAAGAGTTTAGAAGGAAGGCTTGGTTTATAGGTACCAGAGTGTTTGAAGTTACGCCTTTTGATAGATCAGGTAACTCTAATACTAAAGTATCCATTAATATTACTATTCAAGATAATTTAGCACCTCAAAGTTTAACCTACTCCTTAGTGGACGATATTGCTACTATTCAGGTAACAAAGGATTCTTTTAAATTAACTTGGGATGAACTAAAACCTGCGGGATTAAGCTTGTCTATTTCAGAATACGAAATAAGAACTGATGCTAATTTCGGCCAATTAGTTGGATTAATAGCTAAAACAGCATCTAAGCAGTATGTATCTAAAGTTACTTGGGGTGGTTCAAAAACCATATACGTTGGTGCAAAAAATTCAGCAGGATTTTATACAGCGTATTCACAAATATCCATATCAATTGTATCGCCGAGTGTTCCCAGTACTTTAACAAATAAAGTAATAGATAATAATGTGCTATTATACTGGAGTGCTCCTAGTGCTGGTGGTAGCCTACCTATTGATGAGTACGTAATTAAAAAGGGTACTACTATTGATACAGCTATAGATATAGGTACTAAAGCCGGCAACTTTACAACAGTATTTGAAACTGTTGGTGGAGACTATGTTTATTGGGTAGCAGCTAAAGATACTGCAGGTAATATAGGTACATATAAGAGTACTGCGGCCACAGTAAATCAGCCGCCTGATTATGTTTTACAGTTTGATTATACAACAGACTTCACCCTAGGCACTAAAACTAATGCTGCAATTAATAGCTTAGGCTATTTAACTTTACCAGTTTATGGAACAGAAACTTTTACAGGTCACTTTACAGCTTTAAGAGTTACTTCAGCTACTATAGTGTCGGGGGGTACAGGATATGCTGTTGGCGATATTATAGAGTTATCCACAGGAACTGCTACTTATAAGGCCCGTGTTAAAGTTTTAACAGTTAGTGCAGGTGTTATAACTTCTATTACTATAGTTAACCCAGGTGTATACTCAGTAGCACCTTCTGCTGCGGGGGCTACCCTTAAAGTAACTGGAAGCGGTAGTGGTTTAACATTAACAGCTGCTACTGCAGTATGGTCTACTGCACAAAACCAAGTAGACGCAGGCTATCCAATATATATTCAGCCAGAAGTACCAACAGGGTCTTATCAAGAAACAAAAGATTATGGTACTACTTTAACAGGTAATACAGTTACAATAACTACTGATATAGAGGAAGTTGTTTTAGGGGCTCAAGTAACGTATAAAATAGAGTCTTCACTAGATAATTCAACTTGGGTTTCAGTTGCTGACGCTAAGCAAGGTTATGCTACTAATTTTAGGTATATTCGTTTAACAGTAACTGTAGCAGGTGGTTTGATTAATTTAAAACTATTAAATACAAAAATAGATAGTAAATTAAAAACTCAAGCTGGTGTTGCGTATGCTAATTCTGGGGATATGAATGGCACTACAGTATACCTCACTAATAACTATTTAAGTACTGGTGCAAAAATATTTAAGGATGTTCAAGCCATTACAGTTACTCCAGCGTATATTGCAGGGCAACAACCAGTTGCTGTATATGATTTTACAGACTCAGCAGATCCACTAAGCTTTTCTATATATTTATACGACTCTTTAACAGGTTTAAGAGTTAGTGGTAATTGCAGTTATACAATAAGAGGAGTTTAAATGGCAACATACGATTGGAGCCTTCCAGTAACAACAACTAATTATAGTACCTTTGTTACAGAACTACATAATAGGCTAAATGAGGTTGCAAAACAGTTTCCGTCCGCCGATACTTATAGCAACTTAGCTACAGGGGCAATGAGTTTTCGTAGTAATAAATGGCAGACTTGGAATGGTACAGCATGGGCAGATTCTGCAGCCACATATGCTATTAGTATTTCTGGAACTGCTGGTAACGTTACTGGAACAGTTTCGGCAACTACGGGGGGTACCGGACAAAGCACTTACACAGTAGGAGACCTACTAGTTGGTGGTGCTACAAATACCTTAACCAAACTTAATGCTGTTGCAACAGGTAATGTATTAATATCACAAGGTACTGGTACTGCCCCTGCTTGGGGGAAGATAGACTTAAGTACACATACTGCTTTAACAGCCCTACCTGTAGATAAAGGCGGGCTTAATGTTACTACCGGTATAGTAGGCTTAGTAAAAGGTAGTGGTTCTGCGTACTCCGCAGCTACTGCAGGTGTGGACTACGCAGCTGCTTCGCATACTCATGACTATATAGGTACAGCTGGTGGAACTATTACAGGTAACCTTACATTAGTAGACGGCACTACCGAAAAGACTATTACACTAGGTTCAAGTGGTGGATACATCTACGGTAATGCTAGTAGTTGTGGTATTTATAAAGCCGGCGGAGCCAGCTTTGCGGTAGTAATGGCTAGCGGCAATTTATCAACTAACGGCACTATTACTGCTGGTAATGGGCTAACTGTTACAACTGGTGGCTTGACAGTAACTAGTGGAAACTTAACTATATCAAACGGTACTATAAGTACTAGTGGAGTTAACGGTAACTTATCAATTACAGGTAGTATTACTGCTTCTGGTACTATTACCGCAAACTCAGATATTAGACTAAAATCTAATATTAAGACATTAGAAAATGCTTTAGAGAAAGTAAAACAACTAACTGGTGTAAGCTACATAAAAGACGGCGAAGCCGAAATTGGTGTAATTGCAC